CTTACTCTCAAACGGTCCTCAAAGACCAAGCATGTTACGATCCAACCACCACCACAGACCAGCATTTTTAAATGCTGGTCTGTGGCTCTTGTTTCGCACAAAAGCTCCCAAAGTCATAAGACAAGCAGCATCGACGCGCCGAAGTTGGCGGCAAAGCCAATCAGACCCGTCGCTGCAAAAGCGGCCGCTACGCCGCCCGCCGCAATCGCCGCACCGCCAAGTGCGACGGCGCCAATGATAATGGGTGGCATGGATCAGCTTCTCCAAGCGAGGCGACAAGAGCTCAGCGGCAGGGTCACAAGCCCCTCGGGCGCAACGAAGGAGGCCCGCGCGCCGATACACACACCAAAGGCCTCAGGCTCTCCGCCCAGAACCAAATCGCCGCGCTGTGCAAGGCGCGGATCGGGCAGCGGTTCGCCAAGCAGGGCGCGCCCACCGTCTTCAAGCGTCTTCCAACCTAACCGGCGCAACACCCGCTGGCATCCGCCAGGCGTGCGGTACCGCCCTCGCCAAAGCGTGGCATGGTCCTGGCCACCCGTCAGATCCCGGCGCAGATCGAAGGCCCAGGTTGCGCAATCATGCTGGCCCCAAGCAAAGGGGCGGGTGCGGGCCTCGGTTATGGCGGCGGCAAGCAGCTGTTCCCAATGCGGGATGCGCATCATCATTCTCACCCCCGCCCCCAGGTGATCTCTTGGTCCTGGATCGCGGTGACATGCGCAAAGCCGAGATCGCCCGCAAAGAGCACCTGTTGGTTTTCATTGGTGTAGCGCCAGTTGCGCGGGACATTCAGATCAATGAGCCGGCTTTCATAGCTAATCGTGATCCGGCAGCTTTGCGCATCTTCCTGGATCTCCGGCACATCAAGGCGCCCGGTGAAGGCCTGCACGGGATCAGCGATGATCTGACGGTCCTCGGTCAGAAGGGCCAGCCAGATGCGCCCTGGCTGACCCTGGCGCGCTTCATCAATCGCTAGCCCCACCAAATCAAGCGGCACGCCCGAGAGCGAGACCGTGGTACCAGAGGCCACTACATCCGAGGTTTCCTCAAGAGCCCCAAGCCCCAGAAGCACGCCTACGCCGGTCCAGGTCTTGCCGTCCCATTCCACAGGGCCAGCCCCTGTCCAGATCCGCACCATCCCGGAGGGGAAGACGCCTTCAAACAAGATGGCAGGCCTGAGATCTGCCGCGTCAAGCGCATCGGCCAATGCCGCCGTGATGTCGCGGCTCATCAAATGGCCTCGCGTGCGGAGAGTGTGAAGCGGTGACGCGCCGCACGCGCGATGCGGGTGGGCACCGCGGTGGTAGGGCGCAGCAGCACCTGCGGTCTGTTTACCTCCAAAGGTGTGTTGGCGGGCAGCGCGCTGCGAATGGCTGGAAAGATCGTCAGTGTTGCCAAACCATTGATATCCGCTGTTACATCAAAGGCGATCTAGTGCAGGCGCGTGTCGCGCGCGGCACCGATGGAGAGAAAGTCACCCGAGGCAACGGCAGGCAGGCCAGAAGGCCAGCCCAGCGTTTGGATGACGTTGCCGCCCGTGATGGGCGTTGCCAGCGTGACCGGTTGCGTCAGCCCTTTTGGCTCAATCGACGGATCAGCAAAAAGCAGCAGGCCCCGGCCAGAGCCAAGCGCTGTCAACGCCGCAGAGACAGACCGCGCCAGCGGTCCTGATTGTGCGGCAAATTCGATATCATATTCCCACCATTCCCCGCCCCAGTCCTGCACCTCAATGCTGCCCGTAAACGGTGACGGTGTCTGGCTGGTGGCGGTGACCAAGCGCCGTTCAATCCCTGCGACCCAGGTGCGTGGCAATTCCACAATGACGCTCATGTCAGCCGCCCCCGGCGCATGGCATTGCCCACAGCGGCCAGCGCAATCCGCTCGAACTCGGGTTGGGCATTGCGCAGCACCGCAGCAATCTGTTCAGCCACCCCCATTTGTGCGCCGCGCGCATCAACATTGAGATGGACAGCAACGGGGATACTGCCGCCTGCACCCCGCGCAACCTCCGATCGGGAAAGAACACGCTCGCCCCGTTGCAGAATGGTCGGCACTTCATCAGGACGCAATCCGGCCCGGGAGCCAGCCGGCCCCACGGTACCACCGCCGTGCATCCGCGGCGCACCGGCAAAGACGGCTGCGGGGACGGCGCGCGTATAGCCGGAGATCCCAACCATGCCGCCAGTGTGCGAGACAGCCGCAGCAACAGACCCGCCGCCACCAAAGGCACCCGACAGCGCATTGGCGATGGGTCCGAGCACGGCGCGGCGAAACGCCAACACGGCAAGATCTGCCAAGATTGACCGCACGAGGCCCTTGAAGTCGAGCTTTCCCGTCTCGACAAAGCTGCGGAACGCGCTTTCGGCGCCAGAGAAGGCGCGGGATAAAGTTTCTCCAAGGCCTTTGGCCCAGTTAAGCGCACCACTGGCATATGACTTCAAAGCCTCAGAGACCGCGCGCCAGCCGGTCAGGATCTTCTCAGATGCGCCACCACCAGACCCGCCGCCGCCCACGGCATCACCGGCCTGGGCCATGGCCTGTGCCAGGCGGTCCGCGGAGACAGTAGCGCCATCAAGAGCGGCAGCCCCGTCCGCGCCAGTGCCTGCAACAGCATCGCGGAGTGCCGCCCAGGAGGACAGCGGGGCCGTGGCGCCAGCCGCCAAGTCGGTGGCGGCCTGCCGGTAGGTGTTCGCGGTGGCGAGTGCCTCGGCGGCAATCCCATCAAGTCCAAGGTCGGGCGCCGTAAGCGGGTTATCTTCAAAAGCCCTGCGGAATGCATCGGCGGCAGCGCTTCCAGCATCCGCTGAAGCTCCCGCGAAAGGATTGTCGATATCGCCTAGACTGATGTCACCGATTTCGCCGAAGGCGGTCTCGATGCCCACAGTCGCCAGCGCGTCCCGGATTTTGCCCGTAAACGCATCAATCCGGGCGATCGCGCCATTCAGCATCGCTTCAATCCCGTCGAGCATGCGGTTCGCCGCCGCGTAAACAAGATCACCTATCACAGCGGGCAAGCGCGACCAGATTTCGCGGACGGCGAGAAGTGCGCCCTCAAACGTGTTTGCTGTGGCGTTGCCAAAGGCGACAACGCTCTCGATCGCCCCCGCCATGCCCGTCGCAGCATCAGCTTTCAGATCCAAGAACATCGCCGTGGCGCGCGCGCCTGCGGCAGAGGCCCCCGTCTTGATCCGGTCCCAGACCTCGACCGCGACATCTTTCAAGAGGCGCATCGCCTCGCCAAAACTGCCAGCGCCGGACGTGAGGCGCGTGAACCAATAGACCAGCTCGCCTGCGCCAACGACAAGTGCGCCGATGCCCGTGCGGATCAGCGCGCCTTTGAGAACCACCAGCGTCGTTGCCAATCCGCGCACCGAGAAGGCTGCCGCGGCCATCGCGGCAACCCAGCGACTGGCAAGAAAGGTGGAGAAGGTTCCCGCGTAGACCGCGAGCCGGTCGAGGTTGGACAGGACCGCGTCAAAGGCCCGGCTGATTGGGCTGGTACGCGATGCCAGAGCCACGAAGGCTGTGGCGACCGCTTCAAAAGACGGGGCCAGTGCCACGGCAATCCGGTTGCGCACCCCCGTAAACACCTGGCCAATGCTGACCAGCGCCAGTTCAGAGCGGCGCATCGCGGCGATGGCGTCAGCATCCAAAACAGCCCCAAGCGCCTGCGCCTGTGCCCCGAGCCGGGTCATTTCGGCACCACCGTTTTGCAGCAATGGAATGAGCCGCGTGGTGTCGGACGCCATTGCCTCGAGATAGAAGGTCATTTCTTGTTGGCTGACGCCCGCCTTCTCAAGGCTTGAGACGTAAAGCTGCAGCGCTTCCGGTCCCGATAGCCGGGCGAACTGGTCCGCTGTCACGCCCACGCGCGGCGCGATGTTCTCGAAAAAATCCGCCATCGGCCCGCCGCCCGTTTGCAGGAAATCCCCCACACGGTCGTTCACGTCCTTCAGGATATCGGCGAGCTTCTTCTGCTCGATGCCCACAGTGGCCGAGGCTGCCGCCCAGCGTTGGAACACCTCCGGGCTGGCATTGGCCACCTGCGAGAGCTGGCCAATCTCATTGGCAGCAGCCACCGTCGAGCGGGTCATCGCAACGACAGCACCCGCGAGTGCTGTGGCCGCAGCAGTCGCCGCAATCTTTGCACGGCGCGCAAAACCCGCCATGCGGGCATTGGCTTGGTCCAGCTCGCGGCTCAAACGCCCCATGCCGCGTGTGCCCGCCTCACCGATACCTTCCAATTCAGCACGCACTTGTCGCCCGCCGGTCGCGGAGAGGCGGACGGAGACACGTTTTTCAGCCATGAGGCACCCTTGCAAAATGTATCACGATATGATACGTAGTAGCATGATCGTCAGCACACGAGGAAAGCTTGCCGCTGGAGCGGTCCAGGACCGCTTTGGCAAAGGCTTTCCAGCCGACATCGTGAAACGCACGCGTGCCATGCTTTCGGCATTAGACGCGGCGGTCGAACTTGAAGATTTACGGTTTCCGCCGGGCAATCACCTTGAAGCTCTGAGTGGGGATCGCGCGGGACAACATTCGGTGCGCATCAATGGACAACGGCGCATTTGTTTTATCTGGACCGATCAAGGACCTGCCGAGGTCGAGATCGTGGACTATCACTAGGAGGGCCTGACATGAGCCTCATAACCAATCCATCCCACCCGGGCGACGTTCTGGCCGAACTTTACCTGACCCCACTCGATATGAGCGCAATCACGCTTGCCGCAAAACTTGGCGTGCCGCGCACCCGCATCGAGCGCCTTATCAAAGGCCAGACCGCCATCACGGTTGACACCGCGATGCGCTTGGCGCGCTTTTTTTCGACGACACCGGAGTATTGGATGAACCTCCAGCGCGCTTGGGATCTGGCGCGGGCCCGCGAGACCATTGATGTCTCAGGCATCAAACCCCTCGAGGCCGCCTGAACCGGTCTGCGCGCTCATCTTGCGCACCATCACCGCCTCAATCGGCGGCAAGAGTTCCGCGATGATCAGGGGTGAGAGCCCGAGGGCTGTGCCGAGTTGCAGGGCCGCACTCATATCCCAGCCGAGGACAGCGCCACCGCTCATCCCGCCTGCAACGCGCACCTGTCCGCCCAGGCGCTGGACGAGGTCCCAAATCTGCCAGCCCTCCAGTGTTAGCGGTTTGTGCAGGCTGCGCGGACAGTCCGCACATACGGATGGGCAAGCCGCGCAATAGTCACCGCCCCCGCCGAACTCCCAGTCGGCGAGAGCGGTTAGGCGTTTTTTTCCGCATCCAGTATCAGCGCGCCTGCGATGTATGTGGTTTGGAACGCCTCAAAGATCGGCCAGAGCTCCAGTAGGGCGTCGATGCCCTCAGGCGTCAGCGGTAGAGGCTTCCCGTCCTCGTCTCCGACGCCCTCCCAGTCTTTTACGACGATGCGCGCCACGGCTTTGGCCACGATACGAGCGAGATCATCGTTTGATGCACTGATTTCAGCATCGGTTGCGGCGGCGATAATCGCCGGATCGTTGCGCGCGGCCAGCATGATGGCCGTGGTCAGCGGCTCCACCAGAAGGCGGACGCCGTGACCAAGGTCGAGCCAGTGTGGTTCCGTGGACAAGTTTAAACGCAGCATGGTCAGTATACCTCGCGGTTATTGGTCAAGGTGACGGTGCACATCCGGCCCATGACGGGATCGCTGGCCGCCTGCCAGTCGAAGGTGGCCTGCACCCCTTGCGGGCCGGAGATTTCGATCCGTGGGCGAGGCAGATAAACAGCATGGGCCGTGACGGTCAGGTTTTCGCCGGTGGCCAGCGTGTAGGAAAACGCCAACTCACAAGCCTCGCCATTGATCGCCTGGGTCACCAGCGTTTGATCGGCAAAGCGCACGACGACATTGCCTGTCAGGGCGGCGATAGACGGATCAGCCCCGTCGATCTTGCCATCAGCCCGGATTGTCTCGATGCGATCAAGGTTGTTGGCATATGTCAGGTCGGCCGAGACCACATTACCGATGTTCGCGCCGTTCCGCGTGATGCCCCCGTTGAAATGTCCAAAGCGTTTCAGCGCGATGTTGGCCGGTGTCCCTGCGGCGGTAATAGTGGCAATCTCCTCTCCCTGCGCCACGATGCTGGCCGTGGCTGTCAGCAACCCTGATCGCGCCATCTGCCAGTTGAGGCTGTCGACCATGCAGCCGGAATACATCGCAAAGCGGGGCACCTCAGGCATGCCGGTCTCAACCGAGAAGCTCGGCAGCGCCCAGTTTCCCGAGCGGAACTCGTGCGTGTAGGGGGCATCGGCGCCCGTGGTTGTCGGCGCTCCAAAAGCTGCCTTCAGCCAGAAGCCGAAAGCTTCCGTATCGATAGGCATGACGACATTGCCGTCCGCCGTCACTGCATCCTTGATCGGCGCCTGTGGATCGCGGCCATAGCCCAAGAGTTCCGATGTCTGCAGTGGTTGCTCCGCCCCCAGCGACGTGCTGGCGAAGGGCATTTTTGTAAAGCCGCTGACTGGCGGCGTGCCATAGGTCGTCTCAAACGCAAGCGCCATCTGCGCCCGCGCCCCTTGGGCTCGTGCCATGGGAATTCCTTTTCTCACTGAATTGACCGTGTTGCGCGGAAGTGGATCGCACCTGCAATCGGCATGCGGCGTGGTTGCGCAGTTGCGTCTCATATCTTGTGGCAATGCGCGGTTATCGGTTCTGCGCCTTGACCACTGCGCATAAATGCAAAACTATAAGCTAAATACCTTCAGAAGGCCGTCAGACCATGTTTGCTAACTCACAAGACGTAGCCGAAAAACCTTTCCCCCCGCTACCTGGTGCCGAGACAGAGGCTGGGAATGCCCGACGGTCCGTGCTGCATGAGGACATCACCGTAAATGGTACATTGACCAGTGATGGCATTCTTGACTTAGCGGGCTTTATTGAAGGCGATCTGACCGTTGACACATTGGTTCTTGCCAGGACTGGCAAAATCAAGGGCAATGTCCGCGCCCGCAGTGTGACAATTGAGGGTCGTCTTGAAGGCACAATCTCGGCCATCTCAGTGACACTCAAAACTTCCGCACAGGTCACAGCCGATATTGTCACACAAAAGCTTGTTATTGAGGCCGGAGCAATGATTGAGGGCCATGTCACATCTCGATCCAACCAAAGACCGGATCAAACGAGCGGATCACCCACCGCATAATGCAGTATGATCGGGATGATCGCCGCTTTGATGGCGGCACTTCCCTCGACAGCCAGATCGACGGGCTCTGGCGCCTCTGCCTCGACCCAGTCGCATAATCCGCGCAGGGTGCGCTCAGCAGAGATAGCTGCTCCAATGCGCCCAATCAGCCTGTCGAACCGCGCATCGCGGTCCTCGGCGGTCTGCACGATCACCTCCAGTTCCGCGCGATGCTGGTAATGATAGATCAGCGGCGACAGCGTCACGCCGGGCTCGCCCGGGTTGCCGTCTCGCAGGATCATCAGACCGCTAGGTGGGATCCGCTCTGCTAGCACCTCGCCGCGCAGCACCGGAACATGCGGCACCGTGCGCAGCAGGTCCGCCAGGGCGGTCAGGATGGTTTCGCGGGGGGAGGGCATTACTATTCCAGTGTTTTATGTTGGAGCATCGCAAGACCAATCTTGCAAAACGAAGGCTGCACGCGTTGGCATCATTGGCCGTCTTAATATTGCCGAGGAGGTTCTTGGCGCTGCATGAATCTGGGACGCTTCGGAGTACGCGGATCGTTGAACACTGGCTGTCGTGGAAAGTGACCTGTCAAAGCATGGCTTGTAAAAACATCCGTCACAAAACCATGCCGCTTGGCAAATTCACCGGCTTCCAAGAGTGTTATCTTCTCAACGGCAGCAATATGTACCGCAGATCCAGCAACAACCCAATCGACGCAAATCGCATCTTTGGTCAGTTCCGTCACGCCACAGATGTAATTGACGATCTGGTGTTCTGAGGGGTCCACCACGCGATCGACGTGCAGTGTCTTGTAAAGAACATGCTCACGCGGAACTACAATTGTGGTCACAATCGGTGGCTTTGATATTCTGGCTGCCAGACCAAGCAAGGCTGCCATTTGAGGGTCCAAGTGTTGGCTTGACGGTGTCACGTCACCGATCACGCAAGGTTGCCCATGCAAGTCGAACAGCAGCCTGATCGCCTCTGTTGACAGCTCCAGAGTGAATTTTGGCAAAACAATGACCCCGTTGGCTGGCTGTTCTGCAGCAATAGTCGTGGCGAAATACCGCTTACCAAAAGATTGCCTGATTTTACCCATGACTCAAGCGATGCAGTCACCCAAAAGCACAGGGCACTGAATGAAGCAGACGTTGGCAAGCAGGCTAGGTGACATTTTATCACCATTTTTTGGAAATGGCATGTTACTCATCGCTGAGTAGTCCGGCGTATTTAGTCATTCAAGGGCTAAGCTTTGCGTGGAACAGGTAACAGGTCGGTGTATCTGCGCCTTTGTTTGATCAAAAAGGATACAAAGTAATGAGTGATACAGCAAAGCGCGTCAGA